TAGGAGTTGGCTCTACGACGTGCCGGCGGCCGTGCCTTCCCTGTAAGCCCCACTACCTTCGGAATCCACACAATTTCTTGTGCGAATTTCCTTAGGTGGTGTGCCTTCATGGGGATGATACGGTCCAGGGAGAGTTTGCCTGCCATTTTCATCATTTGACGAAAATAGCAATGCAAGCTCTCACGGGTTGGTGGTAAGTGTCGACTGCCCGAGCAGGCAGCGCAGTAAGTTACTGCGTTACTTGCACGTGCCCGTCCTTCCTCCAACACCAAAGCATTCTGGCGTGTTAGCCTCGATAGGCCTGCACTCCGGTCGCATCTCTCGGCGTATTCACTCCATCGCCCGTCTGACGTTAGCTTGGGCACTTGCCCAACTATTGCACAGCGGCGTGGAAAATGCGCGGAGAGGTACTGCCGGATGCAGGCGTCGATGCTGTTGACACCTCGATGCCTTGGCGGAGAAGGAGACGGCGGCAGGAGCCCTCCCGATCCCACCGCTCTAGCAAAGGCTAAGATGCGGTGCGGGATCGTGAGAGCTCGGCGTGGTGGTATCATACCTAGGCCTCCAAAGGCTTCAGGCAGGTAGCACCACCGTCCGTACCGACGCTCGCAGTCCCGCAGGACTGCACTCGAAGATTGCACAAGTCTCGTCCTTGGACGTGACTCACGCGTAATCTCAGAATGCAATCCTGCAACCAGTCCGAACACTTGGGGTCGTCTATGCTCGTCTAATATTAGTTGAGCACCGACGATCTTCAGTGACAGACTGTGGGACAACCTCACCAACCCGACGCCACGTTTCATCACGTAGGCTCGCTCGCAAAACAGGCCTCTACTGGTTGAGACAAATGTCTTTTCCAATTGGAGGTCCATTCCTGTTAAGCGAGGGAGCCACTTGATGTACGCGGCGATTTGCAGCCCTGACCAAACCGCAATCAAGTCGTCGCCTTTTATAAGGTAACTTGACCGGGGAAGCCCTATCTCATCACAGGCATAAGCATGTAGAAGAGACAGGGTTGGCCAGGACCCTCCGAGCCCCAGACAGGTTCCTCGGGACACCTTAAAGGTGTGTCCAAGGAATTCCAGCTGGGACGAGGAGACGGAGGACATAGGGATCTTTCGGTCTGTACAGAACCTCTCAATGACCCCATGGTCTATGAGATCTGTTGCAGCCCGGAGATCCGTGGAGAGCACGTAGTATCGACCCGGCTCCA